CAACCTCGGCTATCTCATCGTCGTCCGTAGACACAATGTATCTACTGATGAGACGGCTCTTCTTGGCTTCTCGGATGGTGTAGGCAATCAGAGGAATGCCGCCGATCTGGCGGATGTTCTTCCGAGGAACTCCCTTGCTTCCCCCTCTGGCGGCCGTAACCCCGAGGACCTTCTGCGCACGAGTCATCTGAGTCTCTGGAAGTCGTCCTTCGCTTCCCGGAAGATCCTGCCATAGCGAGCCGCCTCGGCTAGTCTGGAGGCGTGCTTCTTCGGGTCATTCAGGGCATCCTGGACAAACTGCGGGAAGCGATTAGCCATTGCCTCCGCCTCCTCCAGGGCAGCCCAGACCCTATTGGCACACTTCTCCATACCCAGGTTCTTATTCTCCAGGACATTGATGTACCTGTCCCTTTCGGCCAATTCTGCCTTGAGTCTGGCAAGAATGAGGTTAGCATCCCCCGAGAACCGCAGTTCTTCCAGAGGAACCGGCTGGTCCTTACGCTTTCGAGGCATCGTCCATGACCTCCCACGCCTTCTGTACGGAGTCTTCAACACGCTCTCGGGCGGCGTTCTCTCGAACGCTCTCGACCCCGGTAACGCTCTCGTCCAGTTGCAGCCACCCCGGTAGAGGATCGTAGCTGATTTTCCCAGTCTTTAGCGGCGACCACCACCACAGGAAGATGGCCCTATCGGCATTCTTCACGCCCTCTGTGTTGGAGCCATCAAACTTCGCCCCAAGGAAGAGGCTATTCAAGAAGTCGGCCGACGTCAGATCACACTCAATGAAGAATGCGTTCTTGAACTGGGCATATCTCAGATAGGCAAGGCACAACTTGGTCCTGTAGAACTTTGCCCCTCTGCCATAAGTCCCCGTAAGGTCGCAGCCCGTCATGTCGGCATTGGCGAAGTTCGCCCGCTGGATGTTGGCCCTGGACAAATCAGTCCTAATCAGCGTCGCCTGCGACAAGTTCGCCTGCGACAAATCGGCCCCTCGGAGGTTGGCGCTGGTCAGATTGATGCCTCGCAAATCCAGACCACGCAAATCCGCTCTCTCCAGGTTCGCCCCGACGAGGGAACTCTTGTAAGCCAGCTCCAGGCGCTTATCTACGCTGGTCATAGCGTCGTGTTGAACGGCTTCCGTTCTTCCTCTGGAACGAGTGGGCTTCTACCGTCTAAGGACCTGACAGTTTCCCTGGCGTCCTCGCTGGACCGAAACTCCCTTGCCGCCCTCACAGCCGCCGCCGAATGTCCTCCCCCAGTTGGGGAATTCATGGCCTCTAGTGCCCTCTCCAGAGATCCAAACTCCGGCAACTTCGGGCGCCACATCCCGTTGACTCTGATCTGGGTTCCATACCGCGGGTTCTGCTCCTCCGCCTTTTCCCACAGATGTATCTCGTCCATCCGAGCCTCGACATCGGTGTACTTCAGCATCAGCTCGGCAATGACGGTCTTCTCCGCCCCGGAGGCTCTTGCCTCATTGACCTGTTTGACCAGGAACTCCAGTTGCATTTCCAGTTCCTGCAATCTCAACTCAAGGGCGCGATGTCTCATTTCGGCCTAGCCGCGGCATTCTCCTGGATGGAGATTCCCCCCAGGACGCTGTGCCAGAGATCCACGTACCCCTCTTTCGGGTCGTAGGATGGGATGCCTCCCTTGGGGTTCCAGTACCAGTGGAAGACCGCCTTGTCAACATTCCGCATCTGGTCGGCCTTGCAAAGAGGAGGCCCAAACCTAGATCCCAGAAAGAACCCGTAAGCCATGTCTACGCCGGTCATGTCTGCCCCAAGGAAGAAGGCGCTCTTGGCCGTCACCCTTCTTAGGGATGCCCACCACATCGTGGCGTGGTTGAAATTAGTGGCCCGTAGGTAGGACATGGTGAGGTCGGCGTTGCTGAAGTCCGCATCCTCGCAGTTCGTGTTGTAGAGGCACGCCCGCGAGAGGTCCGCCTTCACGAAGATCGCTCCCCGACAGTCGGCGTGGGACAGGTCTGCCCCACGCAGGTTTGAATTGGTAAAGTTCACTCCCCTGAGGTCCATGGATCTCAGGTCGGCGCGCTCAAGGTTCGTCCCTACCAGGCAGCAGTGCCTGATAACCTCAAGAGGCCGAGCCATCGTTTAGCGCCCCCAAGAAATCCTGTGCGGTTTTCTTGGCTACCGGTTCCCTAAGACGTTGACCCTCTTCTTCGCTCTCTCCCTCTGGTCCCTTGCCCCTATTCGCCAGGGCGGCCTTCGCCTCTTCCTCTGAGTTGAACACGGGCAACTTTCCCAGAAATAGCGGCTTCGGAGAGTCTTCTGCCGTCAGCGTCTTTGGTTCCGGCGGCGCTGTCTGTATGTCAATTTCTCGTTCGGCAATCTGCCCATCCACGATGAAAATGCGGGTGCGCAGGTTCGCCGCCTGATCCTCAAAATCCCGCAAGCTATCGGCAAAGCCTTTGCGGATCAGTTGGAGTTGTTTCACTCGTGCGTCGGCGGTCTTTGCGTCCATTCCATGAACCTCCAGATTGAGTTGCCAGATTTTGTTCCAGTGGTCGGCGGCTTTCTCTACCTGCCAGTCACGGACCTTCTTGTACAGTTTCCTGTCCAAGAACACGGTCGCCGCGTGCCTGGCCTCCGCCACGGGATTGCAATCCACCCAGTGCTTGTAACCCAATTGTCTGGCCCTTGCGGAGAACACGAAGTCTGCTCCAAACGGGCCTCGATCACCATTGGTCATCTCGGGCAGGGGCCCCATTCCCAGGATTGGCTCCTTGGGATCCATCGTCTTCTGTACTGCTTCCAGAACATTCCTCTTGATAAGCAGACAGCCGAAACCGCTGGTCGAGACCTCAATCAGCCCGTCATCGGGGATGTCGTACAGTGGCTCATAGGGCCATTCCCCGACCTCGGCAATCGAAATCATTGGGTTGAAGCGCCTGCGGAAGTAGTGCCCGCTGACAATATCTAGGTCGTGTGACCGCATCCTCTCCAGGATGTCGTGGTCGAACAGCATGTCCACGTCCACCAGGAAGAAGGCGTCGAACTCCTTGCGACGCATAAACTCGTCACAGAGTTCGGTACGGGCAATGTCTCCGCGCGTGCGCCACTGGTACTTGCGCTCGTCTCCGGGCCTCAATCTGATGGTAAGGAACGATTCTACGCAACCCCCATGTGCGTATTCCGATGATACTCCGCCGACAAAAACTCGCATTATCCCTCCGGGCGGGGGCGAGGTTAGCGCCCCCGCCCTTCAGGCTATTCAGTTGTTAGGAGGCGCTCGCCCGACCGAACGTTGCCGTATTGGCGGTGAAGTACCTGAGCACGTTCACCGTGCTCGCAGCAGCGATTTGGACGGCGAGTTGCGGCGTCCCTGAAGCGATCACCAGGAACATCTCACCCTTGGCAAGCCCAGTCGTGGGCAGAGCCGTGGTGTAGGGGGCGGAGAACTTCAGCGACTTTAGAGTATCCAGTCGCAGTCCAGCCACGCCTACTCCGGTAGTGATTGAGCCCGCAGCGATGGCACCGGCCGAGTTGATTACGAACACCTCGGTCGATCCGGTGCGGCACACGAGGTAATCCCCACTGATGCTGGCATCGCCACTCAGGGTGACGAAGTCGGTTGCCGCAGTGTCTTGTCTGAGTTCGACTTCCCCGTTGAGGGGGACGGCGAGACCCTTGTACGTGCTAGTTCCAACAGCCATTGTCTTTTCCCCGGCTAGAGGTTTAGTCTAGCCTACCGGGAGGGCACCCCATTTTGCAAAGCCGGGCACGATGTGATCCTCAAGAGAACCCTCCCAGACTATGTTACGCGACGCTTGCGCTCGAGGCAACCTCGGCCCGCATGAGCCAGCTCTCGCTCATCCGGCCGTAGTTCCCGTACCACTTGAAGCCGAGTGTGACCCACTGGTCCAGTGAGCCGTCGCGCTTCGGGCCAACGATGGTGCCGTACTCGCCAACCGAAGGCTCGTAGACCTTCGCCAGCGACATCGGTCCACCGAAGACGATGGGGAACACATCTGAGGCATTCCCGACCCAGGTGGCCGCGGCATGGTCAAAGCGCAACCCGCCGTTGGAGGCCTCGCCAACAAACGTCACTACTCCAGCGGCATGAGACACAAAGCGCACCCGATCGTTCAGCGGGTAGGACGTATCGCCCGTCTCTCGCGTGCCGATGGTAAGCCACTTGTTGGTGGGTGTGTCCAGGTGTGTTACCGTGGACAGGACCAAGGTCTTGTCCAGGGCGTTGACCGAGGAGGTCAGGGTGTAGAACACCGCTGAACCCGGATCAGTCAAAGGAGCCCCGGCTCCACCGAAGACCTTCGCCCAGGCTGAACTCACGAGAGCGAATGGACCGATGCTCCCCAACTCATAATTGAGGATGATCCCCTTGTCTTGGTAGATGCCGACGTTCTGGACGTTTCCGTCCTCGCGGATGTCATGGAAGGCGGCCGGGTGCATGATCGCAACCCAGCGCCGACCCCCGCCCATGCCCTTGAAGCCAGGGCACTTGAGGGTTTCCAGCATCGTCGAGGCGTCACTGAACAGGCCGTCGGTCGCCCGGTGGCCCGTTGCAGAAGCCAGAAGTGAGGTTCGGGCAGCAACGCCCTGGCGGATGACGAGACTTCCCTGAGTGGCCGCGTCGCGGGCCAGAACCTCAAGGCTTTCCATCAACCCCTTGCCGACGATCCCAAACCGCTGGGCACCGTAGTCGGTGTATGCCTGGTTTAGAAGCAGCTCGGAGCACTGAATGCCCTCGCCGCGGCTGGTGGGGGTGATGCTCAGGGTCGCGTCCCTGAGTGCCTGCATGGCGATGTCCGAGACTTCGGAGATTGCCGAGGTGCCAGGCTGCATGTCCGAAAGGGCATTAACCTGCACCGAGGAACCACGAGCAAGGTTGCTCATGTCTCTGCCAATGGGCGCAGCAATCTGGTCGTAGACGCGCGCCATCTCGGCAGCTTCGATGTAGTTCTCAATGTACTGGGTCCTGACTGAATTGGGAAGGTTTTGCCCGCCCACCGCAGTCGAGGAAACCGTTTGGATCAAGGAGGCCATTCTATTACCCCTCGGCGCTGAAGGCTGGCTCTAGCCCGCTCTCGGCTCGTTGGGGCACCACTCTTGCGTGCAAGAAAATCAAGGGCAAGGCGCGTCAGGTCAGACAACTTAGAGTCGTCTGAGCCCTCCAGTTCGCGCCACTCCTCTAGGAGTGACTGAACCTCGGCGTCTTCCAGGCCCTCAATATCATCGAGGATGGCTTGCGCCTTCTCCTCGCCTTCTAGGTGCATCCAATCGAGCGGCACTATCGCCTCTGCGAGGCGAGTTGAGCCTTTAGTTCAGCGCGTCGTTTCTTGTTTTCAGGTGAGATGGCGCTTCCGCGTCTTCCCTCCTGGATGTCTCTCAGTTCCCGCGCCAGCTCATCTTCCGTTGCGGAAGTTACGCCAACGCCAGACTCAAAGACTACGGCTCCGGCGCCGATCTTCTCGCCCTTGGCCTTCTTGAAAGCGGCCTTGCGGGCATCCCTGAAGGCGTCCTCCCAGTTGGTATAGCGTTTGCCGTCCCAAATCTGGTGAACCTCTTCGTCGGTTAGTTCGACTCCGGACTCATCTTTCAGGTCATTCAGGAATTTCGCCGTTCTACTCTCGGCGTCCCCATCAGCCGCCCTGCCAGGAGCGCTGACGGAACTTGAAGTTGGCTTTTCGAGGGCTTCCAATCGGTCCACGAGCGCCTGGCGCTCAATTTTGTCCTCGATCTTCTTGGGGTCTCCCCCCGCAGCCTTGACCCACTCGTAGATTTCATCGACCTTGGCGAACCTCTTGTCCTTGGCGGACTTGAACCTCGCATCGATGTCATCGGGGAGCTTATCAAGACGTGCCTTTACCTCGGCCAACTCCTTAGCGAAAGCACTTGCGTCTGGGCCGGTCGCTGCCGAACCCGCATCCGCTGATCCGCCCGAAACGTCAGGGGCTGGCGGCCCCATCGGTTCCGGCTCGACCACCGGAAAGGCGTCCTGCACACTAGCGGTCATCCTGTTTGTCCTCCATGCCAACTATTTTAGCACAACTACTGGGTTTGTGCAAGTCCTTGTGCTATGTCGGATAGAATGTGGTCAACTGTGGTTCCGTACTGGTCGGCTATCTCTTGCAGCCTCCTTCGGGCCACTTCAGGAAGGGCCTCGCCGTTTTGGTTATCGTCCAGGAGGGACCAGATATTCGGGCCCAAAACCTGATACCACTCTGCCGGCTGGAGCGATGGTTGCCCTGCCTGCGCCTCCCGCAGCGCCTGTTCGCTCGGGTAGGTATAGTCCTCCGGCCTGTCCGTAAGGTAGGGAACAACATCGGGATTGCGCATGAACCAATCCGTTCGCCATGCCCGATACTGCGCATATGGCGGGTGGGCTCTCAGATATTCTCTCCGGGCGGAGCCCTCATCCAGGAGATAGTAGTCGCTCTGGAGGTCTCTCCACTGCGGGAAGTAGGCATCACGGGATTGGTAGAATGCATTTGCCCTATAGGCTACATCCCTGGGGGCTAGATCAAGCGGGGGAATTTGCCAGCCCGGCCCCGTTGAGAGGGTCCCGGGCGGATCGCCCCGCATGACCCTGGTCCAAGCAACCAGCATCTCGTTCGGGATGGATTCATAACTTCTGGTATTCCTGTCCAGGAACGCGTTCTGGAACAAGGGACCGAGTTGCTCAGATACCTCATTCTGGTGCAACTGCGGCAGGGAGTTCCAGGTATCCCAAATCTCATCAACCGCAAACCGGCGTATCCGTTCCTCGGGCTTGTTCCAGTATCCCAAATCTACTCTGGCCTCGTACTCTGGGTGAGACTCGAAGAACCGATTGACCGCCTGCATGTCGCCACCGTCATACTCTTGCCAGGCTTGTGCATACTCGTCTCGCAGTTCCCGCAGGTGCTCTTCTCCGGGTGGATAGGCCCGAATAGGAATGCCAAAGACGGACCTCGCTATGCCCAGAAGACCTGGACCGCCAGATATTTCCTGTACCGCTCTATGTTCCGCCAGGTCAAACACTTCACCCTCTCGGGATATCATTGCCTCCCGCTCTTGCTGAAGCGTGATCTCTCCCGTAGCGACCATGTTGGACAGCATCCGGTCAATTCGATAGTCGTCCCAGCGGTCAAACTCGGGAAGTCCAAGTTCTCTGCGGATGTTCCCCTCAATGTTCACCCCGCCCGCTGGGCCAATTCCAAGAGCCGAAGTAACACCCCGGATGCTTCTGGTAAGCGGAAGGAGGGTGCCTATCCTCTCCGGAGTTCCCCTGGCGGCGTTGTATGCCCACTGGAGAGGAACATGCGGCGAGGAGAACAAGGACATAAAATCGAAGGCACTAAGCCTTTCCTCGTCGTCATCCTGTCTGGCCAATGCCTGTGCCCTGTCCCATGTTGTTCCCTGTCTGGTTTGTAGAGCCTCTTGATATTCCGCCTGGTCAATCTGGCCATCATTCAACAGTTGTTCCAGAACCCTGGTTGTTGCCCCATCATCGCGCTGTTGCTGTTGCTGATATTGCTCGAAGGGATAGGTAAACTGGTCCAGCGGAAGCGCAAACCGCATCGGATCTACGAAGATGCTGTCGCCCATCCAATTCGGCAGGAAGGGCATGGGGATACGGATTTGCCCCCGAAGTCTTGCGGGGAGGTTCTGTTCTGGCCGATACGCGGTGTTCAAGAACCGCTGCATTCTGAGATAGATCATGAGCATTTCTGGGCGGTCGATGGAATGCAGTGCCCACTTCAGGGCGGACTCGGTAAACCAGAACTCATAGGGCATGATTGCCCCGAGGAAGGTGTTGTAGTTGTGCCGACGGTTGTAGTTTAGAAGAGCACTATCGCGCGTGAACTCTGCGCCCCGCATTCCCATGTAACGGGCCTGGGCCAACTGCACCTGGCTCTGTGACATCCATCGTCGTAATGCTTGCTGTTCTGCCTCGCCAAGGTCGGCAAACCTGAGCGGTGGCCGTCCCCGTAGGTCTAGGGCTGCATCCCGAATAGACTCTACAGCATGCTGTCCCCTCAGATACCACATCTGATCAATACCAGTGTCCATGTAGAGTTGTCGGGGGACAAAGGCGTGGAAGTCGGGAAGATGGGCGGCTTCTTGTGCCTCTCCGCCCATGCGGAACAGTATCCTCTGCTCGCCAGAAACGAGCGGCAAATCCCTGAGCCGCGTTACGGCGCCCTCTCTGACCATTCTCCTAAAGAAGGTGTCGCCCCGAGTTACGGTCTCGCCAGCCTCATTTACGGTGTCGGCAAGAAGTTCGTTGGTCAGAAACATGCGGTGACCGGCGACATCATTATGGCGCATCCAGGACCGTAGAACATCGGATCCACCGGGTCGCCGCCCCCGGATGAAAGTCAGAACGGGAACCTGCTCTCCGTTGAGTTCCTCAAAGCCCCACCTAATCCACCCGCCCCGAGTGACAAAGACATTGTTGAGTCTGTGCCCCGCCCTGGTTTCGTTTAGCTCCCTGGCGGTGATCCATCCCTCTTGTAGGCCAATGGCAAGGCTGCTTTCGCTCTCCCTCACTAGCCATGCCTGGCGCTGCGCCGGAGGCATCGCTGCCAGAATGGGGCGAATTTGCTCTATTGTTGTTAGGTCTTGAGCCGCAATGGCGGACCGCTGTGCATCCGTCATGACGCCGGCTTGCGCCGCGATCTGCTCGGCATCCATCGGAACCCCCAGCCCCGCCGTCGGTTCCGGAGGTCTTGCCACTTGGCGCAACCGCCCCATTACTAGGTCGGCTTCCTCTTGAGGTCTGCCATACTGAGCCAGTCTATCTAGTACAATCTGCCGTTGCTCAGCAGTTGAAAGCGGCGCTCCCCGTACTGCCTCTTCGGAACGAACGCTGGCAGCAATCAGGTCGTCCTGGTAAGTTGCGGCAGCCTCCGCATTCCCCGCCACGGCACGAGAACCAATCTTCTCCTCGACGGAAATGGCCGAGGTGTTGTCCATCATCCGCCGCCAGAAACCGGCATAGGCAGCCTGTCTCTGATCGTAGGGGATGGAATCTACCTGCGCAAACCACTCGCGGATCATGGTGGCCCGTTCTGCCCTTAGCGCGGCAACCCTATCCCTATATACAGCAAATGTGGGGCGCATATTCTCCGGAAGCATTCCGCCGACCAGCCGATCAATGTTTTGTAGGCGCTCTGCCTCCATGGCCACAACGTCATCATAGCGACGATTCACCGCTGAGCGTATTTCGTCAAAGCTCAACGCCGGGGCCCGTCCCGCCACGCGGGCATCAAAGAACTCCCGCCAGGTTGTGTTGCGCCATTCAAAGAACTGTCCCCAGCCATCCCGCCATTGTCGGAACGAGGTCATGACCTCATCGCCACCGGGCACGTTCATTCGCCTGACCCCGTTGGCAATGCCCTGAAACCTTGCCTCTAGGCGGCCCCAGCCGCGGGCCATAAACCGCTGCTCTCGGTCCAGCAGAACGCCCATCATTCTGTTTGCAACTTCTGGTCTTAGGTCGGTCAGATCGCCGACGCGGGCCATTGTCATTGCGTGACCCTGGACATAGGAACCGTAGAATTCGTCTACCGCATCACCAAAAACACCCGGGAAAGATCCCGGTCCCTCGGCGGCAATCCTCTCTGTTGCCTCCTCGGTTAGCGTCCGAAGACTATCGTCTAGGCGATTATCTAGTTCGTCTTGTACTTCTCCCCACATTCTATCGACAATATTGTCGATCTCGGCTGGGCCCGCCCTTGCGGCCCGCTCAATCTCGGGACCCCACCGCGCCGTGAAGGAATCATCAAGAATGTTGTCGATCTGCGCCCCGAACCGCTGGCTGGCAGAGTCTAGGATGTTCTCTAGGTTCAGATGCATATTGTCAGTAGAGGCCAGAGCGCGCAGGATATCATCGTCCGTGCCGGCCCCACGGATGGCGTTGTTCGCGGCCCGAAGCGCATCATCGCCATATCTGGCCCTAATGCTGTTGGCCACATCGGGAGCGAAATCCTCCAGGTTTTGTAACAAGGCACGCCTGCCCTGGCGGAAGAAGCGGTGGAAGCCAGATGCGTAGCCTCTCTGAGAAGCGCCGACCTCAATCCTTCTGGCCCAGGCCCCTGTGTCTCCGGGGAAGTGAATGCCAGAAATCCAGTCCCTCGCTTGGTTCCAGAACCCCCGCTCTCCCCTGGACGCCCGGGCGATAATGGACTCGGCGGCACTCAGGCCCTCATTTCCCGCCAGCCCGGCCATGCCCATTCCCGAACGCATTCTGGTTGGCATCCCGCCCAGTATTCTCTCTACGTCAGCAATCGCCTCTCTGCCACCCCCGGCATAAGTACCTCGGGCAATCATCGTTACAACATTGTTGACCCAGTTTCGCAGCGGGTAAACAACGTTCCCGGCCCGGAGCAGAGCAAGAGATTCGGCCGCCTTGATAGCATCCGCCGCAGCTAGAAGAGTACCCCTAGCCCGAACACCAAACTTGGCAATACCCGCCTGGGCGGCAATATCCGCTGCTCGATTCAGAAACTCCAGCCTGAGCAGATCGTCGGTGACGGTGTTCGTTCCAGAAAGGGAGCCGTGCATCCCCTTGAGGAGGTCGGCGGTGAAATCACCAAGCTGACGATTGCCGATCCTAAGCGTCTGTTCCAATATCCTTTGACCATCGGGGACTTGCGCCAATGCCTCATTGAACCGCCGGAAGAGGGCGGGCGCCTCATTTTCCATTTGTCCCAGAACCCGGTAGACGTCTTCCCCGAGAACTGTGGACATCAACTCCAGTAAACGGCGATCCGGCATCGCTGCCGTTCTTGCATGAAGAAGGTCCTGAGCTATGCCGCCCAGGCCACTCATCATCCCGCGGACATACCTTCCCTCTGCTGTCACAACCATGTGCGCGATCTGGGGACTATAGACGCCATCTCGGGCGCGAAGAACCGTCCGCATGGCCTCTTGGAAGTCTTGGGGAAGATAGGCCCTCAGGTTAGTCTCAATCGTATCAACGAAGGCGTAAGCCCGAGATTCTCGCGTGAGTCGGAACGGTCCTGTTATTAGCCGCCCCGCTCTGGAATTCAAGAACCTCCCCGCAACACTGTCTGTGGGCCAGTCCATATTCCCGGCGATACGAAGTAGTGTCTGTTGCCAGGGCGACATCTGCGGACCCTGTTGAATCAATTCCAGGGTTCTTGTAAGGTCCGAGATTACTCCAGCCTGCTTGGAAATCTCTTCGGCGTTCTGGGCTGTCTCGGCCGTCCTCATGATCTCGCGGGCGGCATCAATAGACCGTTGCGTATCGGCCACTACCCCGGCCACCTCGTCGGGCAAGGCCCTCTCCACAGACAATATCCTGCGAACCGCAAGAGCCTCAATTGGTTTGATAAACTCAGCAACAATGTTGATGGGGTCTGCAAACAAGTGAACCCATAGGTCGTTCATCTGGGAACGAAGCGCCAGTGCCCCTTGCGACTCATACATCTGGTCCCTTACTTGGACTAGGGCATCGCCAGGGTCCATGCCTTGCCGAACCAGATCGGCAATTTGCCGTCGAGACTCAACGAGGGAGGCCACGCTCTCGTGGCCATTTTCCCCCATCTGAAAGGCGAGGCCAATTCCCGTTCCAACGCCCGCGCCAAGAAGACCGCCCGCGAACGTCCCGATGGGCCCACCGAGACTTCCCAGAACAGCCCCACCGACGGCTCCAACGCCTCCGCCGGCAACGGTATAGGGGACCATATCCCCGGTGGGACTTCCAACAAAGTCGGCCGCAAGAGATCCCGCGTACCATGCCTCTCGGGCGTTTGCCTGGAAATCGTCCCAGGCCTCTTGGCCGTGGGCGTTTGCATCAAGGGCCTGTGCAACAAAGCCAATGCCCCGCTCAACCCCTTCGGCCCCAATGTCTAAATATTGCAGTGCCCTGCCGGCCCATGTGTTGTTAAACCACTCCAGAGCGCGCCCCACCCCGCTCTCCGCAATACCGGGCAAACGATCCATCACCCACCGTTCGGTTGCAGTCAGGCGCTCATAGTTTGGGACTTGCTGCGCCCGAGGGGTAAAGCCGGGTTGCTGCCACGGGTACTGCG